CACACCCAGGTGGAGAAAAAATTGCTACATTTACAGTAAGTGGTACACTAACAATAAGTTAAAAATAATTATATGGCACATTTTGCAAAATTAAAATCACAAACAGATCCAACAGGATTTACTTCTGATACACATTTAGTTGTAGAGAATGTAGTAGTTATAGATAATGCTGTGCCTACAGCCGCAGGACCATTAGGAGAGAATGATATGCATGTTGATGGTGAAACATATTGTCAAACTCTTTTTAAAGGTGGAATTTGGAAACAAACTTCTTACAACCATAATTTTAGAAAACAATATGCAGGTATAGGATATGTTTATGATGAAACAAAAGATGTATTTATTACTTCTCAACCATACGCATCTTGGACTATTAATAATGATAATGATTGGGAAGCACCTATTACATTCCCATCAATAGTTGATGATGGAGAGGAAACGCCTGAATGGACTTGGAGAATTTCATGGAATGAAGATCTTTATCAATCAGACAATAGCAAAGGTTGGGTTGGTGTTAAATCAAATGATACAGGAGATCCAGTAACTCTATATGACTGGAATGGTTCCGCTTGGATATCAAGATAGTTGACAATTTAAACTTAATCTAGTAGATTCAACTTCTTAAAAAGAAAGTATGAATCAAAATAAATCTTTTATAAAAAAAATAAATAATGCTTATTCTAAAGAATCTTGCGTTAAATTAATTAATTGGTTTGAAAAAAATAAACATAAAGCTAAAAAAGGTTTAACTGCAGGAAAAAATTTAGATAATTTAGAGATTTGTATTGAAGTAAGAAAAGAAAAAAATTTTTTTAATTTAGGTAAAACCTTAAAAAAATGCATTGTTAATTTTAAAAAAACCTATCCAGAAATAGACACACATTTATGTAGATGGGATCTAGATCCTTACATTCAATTAATGAAATACGAACCAGGTCAATTTTATGATCGATTACATTGTGAAAATGATGGTACTCCAGCTGTTTCTAGAAGAGTATTTGCTTGGATGATTTATTTAAATACAATTAAAAAAGGTGGGGGCACTAAGTTTATTTATCAAAATAAAATTTTAAAACCTGTGGCAGGAGATTTTTATATTTGGCCTGCTTATTGGACTCATTTCCATAAAGGTGTAGTTGCTCCAAAAGAAGAAAAATTTCTTTTAACCGGATGGATTAACTATGTCCACTAAAGGAAAAAAGAAATGAATCTTTCAAATTACTATTGGTTTTTTGAGTCAGCTATTCCAAACAGAATTTGTGATGACATTGTTCGTTATGGTAATCAACTTCGAGATCAAATGGCAGTTACAGGAGGACTAGTAGATAAAAAATTAAATAAAAAAGAAATAGCAGATTTAAAAAAGAAAAGAGATTCTAATATTGTTTGGATGAATGATAGGTGGATTTATAGAGAAATACACCCTTATATAAAGAGTGCAAATAAACAGGCCGGTTGGAATTTTGAATGGGATTGGTCTGAGTCTTGTCAATTTACAAAATACAATAAAGGTCAATATTATGATTGGCATTGTGATAGTTGGCATAAACCATACGATCAACCTAATAATCCTTCATCACATGGAAAAATTAGAAAACTATCTGTTACTGTAAGTTTATCAGATCCAAAAGATTATAAAGGTGGTGAATTAGAATTTGATTTTAGAAACATGGATCCCGATAAAAAACCTAATATACATAAGTGTAAAGAAATATTACCTAAAGGATCTTTAGTTGTATTTCCTTCATTTGTATGGCATAGAGTATGTCCAGTTAAAAAAGGATCAAGATATAGTTTAGTTATTTGGAATTTAGGATGCCCATTTAAATGAAAAATTATCCAACACAATTACAAAGAGATGATCATTTTAAATGTCCTATATGGTTTGCGGATGAACCAGCTTTTGTAAATAGTTTAAATAAAGCTTCTGATAAATATATTAAAGAGTCTAAAAAATTACTAAGACCGCAAATCAATAAACGTAATAAAAATTTTGGTAATAAAGGAGATATGGGTCATGTATTTCATTCTAAAAGTTTGATTGGAGATCCTAAGTTTACAAAACTTATAAAATATGTTGGTGCAACATCACATAACTTGTTAGAAGAAATGGGTTTTGATTTAACTAACTATCAAATATTTATTACTGAAATGTGGGTGCAAGAGTTTTCTCAAAAAGGAGCTGGTAATCATTCTTTACATACACATTGGAATGGACATATATCTGGTTTTTATTTTTTAAAAGCTAGTGAAGCCACATCAATGCCTATATTTGATGACCCTAGACCAGGCAATGTAATGAATTTATTACCTGAGAAAGATAAAACAACTCTGACATATGCATCATCACAAGTAAACTATAAAGTAAAACCCGGAAGAATGATGTTTTTTCCTTCATATATGCCACATCAATATACAGTGGATATGGGGTATGAACCTTTTAGATTTATACATTGGAATTGTCAGGCTATACCAAAAGGAGTGTTAAATGTCGTTCAAAAAAAATAAATATAGTGTTTTAAAAAATGCTATCTCAAAAGAATTAGCAGAATTTATTTATAAATATTTTTTAAATAAAAGAAATGTTGCAAGAGTATTATTTGATGAAAGGTATATATCACCTTTTACAGAATACTGGGGTGTATGGAATGATCCTCAAGTTCCTAATACTTATTCAGATTATGCAGATATTGCAATGGAAACTTTGTTACAAGAAATAAAACCTGTCATGGAAAAACATACAGGATTAAAATTAAGCGAAACTTATTCTTATGCGCGAATTTATAAAAAAGGTGATGTTTTAGCTCGTCATAAAGATAGATTCTCCTGTGAAGTATCTACAACATTAAATTTAGGTGGAGACCCATGGCCAATCTATGTTGACCCAACTGGTAAAACAGGTCAAGCAGGTGTCAAAGTAGATCTTAAACCTGGTGATATGCTAATCTACTCTGGTTGTGATTTAGAACATTGGCGAGAAGAATTTATTGGTAAAGATTGTGGACAAGCATTTTTACACTATAACAAAGCAAAATCTAAATCAGCTAAAGAAAATTATTTAGATAAAAGACCCTTGTTAGGTTTACCTATTCACTTTAAAGGACTAAAATTGACTAAGTCTCAAAAATAAGATATATTAAAAATCTAGTAAATTTGCTATAAGTGAGTCCATTATGTTACAAAAAATAGGATTTTTACCAGGATTTAATAAACAAATTACTCCGACGGGAGCAGAAGCTCAATGGACCGAAGGAGAAAATGTACGTTTTAGATATGGTACTCCTGAAAAAATAGGAGGTTGGTCTTCTTTAGGAGATAAGAAATTGACGGGTGCAACTCGGGCTCTTCATCATATGGTGAATAAAGAGGGTATTAAATACGCTATCTTAGGTACCAATAGAATTTTATACGCATATTCTGGAGGAGTTTATTATGATATTCATCCTTTAGTTAATCCATCAGGTACAGCTATTACAAATGCATTTACTACTACTAATAATGACACAACTGTTACAATAACTTTTTCTTCTGCTCATGGATTTGTAGCAGGAGATATAATTTTATTTGGAGATTCATCTACATTTAGTTCTATTACTGACTCTGTTTTTGATTCTACTACTTTTTGTGACAAAAAATTTATGGTGTTAACTGCACCTACTAATGACACTATTACTATTAATGCCGGAGCTACTGAAACTGATTCAGGAGCAACTACTTCTGGAGGAATAACTTATTATAGATATTACCACGTAGGTCCAGCTGACCAGGTTGGAGTTTACGGATGGGGTATATCTCAGTTTGGTGGTACGGTAACTAATCCTCAAACGAATACTTTAAATGGAGCATTAGGAGACAATGTTTATGGAACTGGTGGATCAGGAACTAGTATTGTTTTAGATTCTATTACAGGATTTCCAACTACAGGAACCAATTACATTCTAGTAGGTACTGAAGAAATTTCTTATACCGGAGTTTCAGGAACTACAACTTTAACAGGAATTACTAGAGCAGCTAGAGGAACAACTAGGGCGGCTCATTCTGATGGTGCAACAGTTACTAATACCAGTGATTATGCAGCATGGGGCCAAGCTGCAGCGACAACCGATAAAGTTGCAGAACCTGGTTTATGGTCTTTAGATAATTTAGGAAGCACATTAGTTGCATTAATTGTTAATGGAGCAGTATTTGAATGGGATGCAGATTTATCCAATGCTCCTGCAACAAGAGCTACTATTGTTTCTGGAGCACCCACTGCATCTAGAGATATGTTAGTTTCAACACCCGATCGTCACTTAGTTTTATTTGGAACTGAAACAACCATTGGAAATACTGACACGCAAGATGATATGTTTATAAGATTCTCTTCTCAAGAGGATATCACTACGTGGACACCTACTGCAACCAATACAGCTGGTACACAAAGACTGGCCGCTGGATCACGGATCATGGGAGCGAAACTAGGTAGAAATACTATTTACGTATGGACAGATACCTCATTATTTACCATGCGTTTTGTAGGTCAACCTTTTACTTTCGCTTATGAGCAAGTAGGTACCAACTGTGGTTTAATTGGAAAAAATGCTGCAGTTGAAGTGGATGGTGCTGCGTATTGGATGTCTGAAAATGGTTTCTTTAGATTTACCGGTAAACTAGAATCAATGGACTGTTTAGTAGAGGACTATGTTTACGATGATCTTAATAAAACTTCTAATCAAATGATTTACTGTGGATTAAATAACTTGTTTGGGGAAGTAATGTGGTTTTATCCAACCTCTGATTCTAATGTTAATAATAGATGTGTAATATACAGTTATCTAGATTCTACAGTTAATAGACCTATTTGGTATACGAATGCAAATTCTCTTTTCCCTAGAACAACTTGGATTGACTCAGCAATATTTGGTTTGCCTCATGCAACTAATTATGATGCAGATACAGATACATCTTTTGATGTGACAGGTAATACTGATGGAGTCACTTATTACTATGAACATGAAACAGGGGTTAATCAAGTTAAAATTGGAACAACCAGTGCGATACCTGCTAATATATTATCTGGAGATTTTGATATTACACAAGATCAAAGACAGGGGATTACTTTTAGAGGAGACGGAGAATTTATGATGAGAGTTAGTAGATTTTTACCAGACTTTATAACCCAAGCAGGTAATACAATTGTTACATTAAACCTTAGAGATTTTCCAAATGACACAGCAGCTAGTTCAACATTAGGACCATTTACCATTACCTCTTCTACTCAATATAAATCTTGTAGAGCTAGGGGTAGAGCGGTTGCCGTTAAGATAGCAAATACCGCAGTAGATTCCAATTGGAAGTTAGGAACTTTTAGATTAGATGTACATTCAGGAGGAAGAAGATAATGGCTAAAATAGTACAATCATTAACTAGAGCAAGTCCAGACTATAGAGAAGATGTAGCACAATCACTTGTGCGAGACTTAGACGCCGTGTTAGAAAAACTAAATACAACGTTTCAAG